GTCCGGCGGAGGGGCTTGTCGCCCTTCTTGGCGTTGTAGAGCTTGTCCATCAGCTCGTTGCGATCGGTGATGGGGTTGCCCTTGTCGTCCGTCCAGGAGTCGCGAACGACCCGGAACTTGAAGGACATCCCGGTCACCGCGCCAGCCTCGATGGCCTCGCGGATCGGCTCTGCGTGCTCGAACAGTCGCCCCTGGACGCGGAGTCCGTGCCTATCTTCCCGCACGTCCTCGTACACGCCGATCGGCAGATTGCCGAAGCGGGCGTCGTGCCCGTGGTCGTACTGCATGATGGGCTTGCCCTCTTTGAGGGTCTTCCGGAACGCACCCCGAGAGATGCGCTCCATGAAGTGCCCCTCCCAGGAATTGATCTCGGTGTCCTGATCGAAGACGGCGGCATACCCCTCAAGGGTCCTGCCGTCACCCTGGCCGCTATTCGCGCGCTCTTCCTCGGGCAGGGGCTCGAAATCGACCGCCCGCTCGATGAACTCACTCATCGTCGTCATCCTCGTTTCGTCGGGCGGGCTTGGTCGGAGGTGCCGCCTTCGCCGGGGCCGTCGGCTTCGCCGGGGCCTTCCCGGACGCCGCGTTCGTCGGGCGGCCGGGGCGGGAGTTGGGGGGCTTGCTCAGCGCGCCCGCGTTCGTCTTCGGTGCCGGAGCCGCCACCGGCTTCCCGTCCGGGCCCACCTTCGCCACCGGAGGCCCATCGGGCATCGGAGGCTGGAGCTGGACGGAGTAGAGGCCGGTGTGCTTGAGCAGCGACCAGTCGTGCTTCGAGACGGCCAGCACGATCGATTCCGGCGTGTAGCCGTCCTGGATCAGCTTGGTGATCGTCGTAGCTTCCTGCGTCTGGATCTCGCAGAGTTCCTTGACGTCGCGCTGAAGATAGGCGATGTCGCGAGTGTCGTACCAGAGTCGAGACGACGCGGGGACCTTGACGAGAGTCTCCATGGCCGCACAGAACGAACGCCACAGCGGGCGCATCGTTCCGTCGGCGAAGGCGTCCCGGGCGGACTGGAAGTTACCGGCGTTCAGGGATGACCCCTGCATACCCTCGGAGAGGCCGACCACTACGGGGTGCACCCGAGCGGCGGCAGCGATCCGAGTCTCGCCAGCGCCCTGGATCTTCTTGAAGTCCAGGGCCTGCATGTCGATGGTGAGCGGCGTGACGTCAGCGCCACCGCCCAAGTAGAGCGTCTTGTAGGCGTTCGACGGGCCCGTGTGGTTCTCGTCAATCGACTTCATGAACTCGCGGAACTGCTCCTCCGTCACCGTCTCCTTGAAGGAGACCGCGATGTTCGGAGTCGCCGCGTTGCGGTAGAAGCCAGCCTTGTGCTCAGTGGCCAGGCCGTCAGCCTCGATCTCACGGAGTACCGGGGTCATCCAAGTCATTCCCCGGTACTGCACCTCTGGGTCGGGGATCGGTGCCCAGTGGGCGACCCTTCCGTTCGAGCCGTCGATCGGGAAGATCTCCCACTTCTCGCGATCCTCGTCGCCGCCGGGCTTGTAGATGTATCCGGCGACGTCGCTGCGCAGAGCCTCGGCCGGGGGGGCGGTGAGGATGATGTCCACCCAGTCCGGGCGGAGTCGGCGGAGCCTCTTGCCCTCGCGGACCACGAAGTAGTTGCCGTTGAGGTCGCAGTCCTGGATCGCGCGCGACAGCATCTCGCCGGTCGTCGCGTTGGGCCAGGGATTCTCGAAGATCTCCAGCTCGGGATTCCCGAAGAGGTCCTGCGGACGACCACCCTTGATGGCCTGCCACTGAAGGCGGGCCTCGGAGAAGACCATCTGCCGGGCGAGGCAGCAGGCGAAGATGACGCCGTTACGCTTGTACGCGCCCTGCACCAGGCCCTGGAAGGAGCCGTCGGGCTCTTCCTTCCTCTGGTGCGGAGTCTGCGACGTGAGCGAGAGGTTCGAGCTGTAGGGCCCGAAGGGGTTGTACATCTGCGCCCAGTCGTCCATCGAGAGACGCTCTTCAGGCTTGGGCTCCGCCTTGCGGCCGAAGAGCGAACTCCAGAGGTTAGCCACCGTCGCCTCCCTTCTTTATGTCGACGAACGAAAGGGCCAGGAGGCCCAGCGCAGCGCCCCCGTAGAGGCCGTACGGACCGAACTGCCAGGTTGCCCCGGCCGTCGCCAGGAGCAGCGCCAGGGCGACAGCCACGGCCATCTGTATGGGTGTCACCGGTCTACCTTCCGTAGGCCATCCATGGGGCAGCGGGCGGGGCCTCGCTGCTGAGCTTCTTGTAGCCCCAGACCGCCAGGGTGGCGGCGACCAGGGGGCAGATGTCCTGCGCGGCGTTCTTCTTGTCCCAGGCCCACTTGTCGGCCAGGTCGCGCTTCACAGCCGCCGCCACCGCGTTCGTCATCGGCTGCTGGCCGGTGTGCACGATCTTGGGGACCTCGCCCTTGCGCGGGACACAGCCGACGTGGAACTCGCCGCAGGCGACCGCGTACTCGGTCGTCGTCGGCGACACGATCTTGACCCCGGCGTTCTCTAGCTCGGTGATGAGCGAGGAGGCCGGGCCCTTGTCGTCGATGATCACAGCGTCGGGCTTCAGGGAGTTCCAGATGTCGCGGATACGCCCAGCGATCCAGTCCGAGCCCGGCCGGTAGTCGTACTGCTCATAGCCCGTGATCTCTACGTGCTGCATGCCCTCGTCGTTGATACCGCAAGCCGTGATGCAACCCCAGGCCCTCGTCGGCGACACATCGACCGCCAGGACCCAGGTGTTCTTCCGGCCACCCATGAGGATCTCGGACTCGTCGTCCTCGCGAGCCTTCCAGTGCTCCTCGCCGATGACCGCCCAGGCGTCGCCGTCGACAGGCCAACGGCCCACCGACAGACGCTCCACCTTGAAGGCCTCTTTCTCCTGGCCGTCAGCGCGGTACTCGTTGTCGACCGTCTCGTACGAGATGCGGATGCCGTAGCCCGGGTTCGACTTCGCCCAGGTCTCCTCGTCGTCGAGCTTGTCGTGCTCGTCGCAGTCCGGCAGGCAGAAGTCCGTGCAGGTCTCCGCCGACCACTCCGCGAAGAAGAGGTAGGGGTCGAGGTCGCCGGTCGACAGGGCGTTCATCGCGCGGGAGCGCACCCGGCCGAACTCGTAGGCGTCCTCCAGGCCCGCCGACCCCGTGAACCAGATCTGCGGGTTCGGCTGAGCCGAAAGCGTCGGACGAAGAGCCATCATTGATTCCTCGTCAAGGAACATAGCCTCATCCAGCACCACGAGTTGGGGCGAGAAGCCTCGTCCGAGCTTCTTGGTTCGCGTCTTGAAGAGGAGGCGCGAACCGTCCCTCATCTCGATGCGTTCCTTGCCGTTCGCCTCGTAGCAGCCCTTCAGCTTCTTGCTGAGGGCCGGGGTGTCCGCGATCAGCGAAGCGACGCGCCGGAAGTGCTCGCCCGAGGTGGCGAAGTCTTGGGCGGAGTGGATGATGGTCTTCTCGCCGAAGCGAGGGAGGATGAGCCCGGCGAGCTGCCGGGCCTCCAGGATCGAGCCCTTGCCGTTCTGGCGGGCCACGACCAGGCCGACGTCCCTCGCCGCCCACCTGCGCTCGGGGCGCTTCGTGAGCGGGTTGAAGTAGTCGTCGATCGTCTGCGCGCAGGAGTTGACCAGGACGAACTGCTGCCAGTCGTCCAGCTCAAGGCCCGCCAGGTGAGCCAGCTCCACGGCGTCGCGGCCCAGGCTCTTGTCGTAGGCGTCAGGAGGTATGTGGCATATCCGGGGGCGCTGATGACCACGGGGCCTGCCGAGAGATGAGCTGCTCAAACTCGTCGACCTCCTCGTTCGGGTCCGGGAGCGCCTCGATGTCGTCCAGGATCGCCTTCAGGCGAAGCACCAGAGACGCCGTATCGCCAGTTCGCAGTTGGGAGTTGAAGCAGGTCTTGCACCGATTCGCTTCCAACTCGTGGGCCACGTAGTCGCGAAGCCCTATGAGCTTGTCGCGGTACGAGGCCTCCGGGTCGGACATGATGCGCTCGATGCTGTCGCGCGGGGCGAAGTACTCGGCCTCGTCTGCGCTCACGGCCTCCTCCTATCCGATCAGGCGCTCGACAATGAATGTAGATCCGGTCATGACGGTGATACTGGGCGAGGTGCCAGTGGCCCTGTACTGCACCTTGATGGTGCCCGTCGCGCTCGGGAGTATGATCCCTTCGATCAGGCTCAGGTACAGGTTGCTGTTGCCGGTATAGGTACTGATGGTGGCGAACCCGTTATTGGCGTTGGTGCTTGCGACGACAGTCGTCCCGCTGGTTCCGTTGTTCTGGTGATTGATGTTGTAAGAGAACATCGTTGCCGTGGGTCCGGTGACTCCGAAGATGACACCGGGGCTCGTACCAGATACCACCTTGAACTGAATGAACGCCTTAAACTTGTACGGCACCCCAGTGGCGTTGATGTTTGCCGTCAGTCCCGTGACGTCCGCGAACGAGCCGGTGGAGTTGAGACCGGTAAGGTCCGAGGTTCGGCTCGTAGTGGTTACGAGTCCGAGGTCGCCGGTGCTGACTACGCTGACGTCGCCACTCGTTCCAGCGGCGAAGTCATTCTGGA